TTGATGCTGAAAAAGCAAAAACTAAAAAAGGTAAGAAAAATTTAAAAGCCGAGAAGAAAAGAATTGTACGTGAATTAAAAATGAAAAAACGGAAAAAATAATTATGGCTAAAACTACAAAAGACGTAACAAAAGAGATTTTAGATGTAGATTTTGAAGATACAACTAAAGCTAAGATGTTAGATGACGATGGCTACGAAGAAGGTAAATCTAAAGACAGAGAATTGATTGCCAAAAAAAATGAACTTGTTAAGGATAATTTTGGTAAAGGCGGAGTTATTTATAAAGGTAAAGCTAAAGATTACCCAGGAATTTCTAAAATTATTAAAAGAAATAAAGATAAAGTTATTCCTATTAATCTTAATAAGAAAAAATAAATGGCAAAAAAGTCTGCTATTGGGTTAAGTACTGCTCCAAGAGACAAGCCTAAAAAAAGACCTGGTCGTCATAGTAAGCGACCAAATAAAAAATATACTAAAAAAAAATATAGAGGACAAGGTCGATGATTAAAGAATTTATATGCCCAAATGGAAGAATGTCGATAAACGGAGTATGTCCTTTATTTGAAGGCGATGATGGACAAATTAAAGATTTTAATAAACCTAAAACAGAAGACATTCAAAAAGAAAAAGGTTTTTTTGAATTTGATTTTGAAAAACCTACTGCATCCTCAAAAAAATCTGCCAAGAATATACTTACCGATAATGTAAATTATTATAATAATTTTGTAGAAGATACTTTAGGAATACCGTCTAATGTACAAAACGCAGTAAGAATTGGTACTGCTGGAATAAACTTAATGTCTGGATCTGGATTTGTAGGAGCTTTAGCTCCATTTGCTTTACCTGTTGCTATAGGTGGTTTTTTAAAAAATAAAGAAAAAAATAGAATAGAAGATATTACTATGCAAGATACGCAAGGAGATATACAAACATTTCCTACTGGTATAATGAATACTCAACCAACATTTCAAGATATAGCAAGAGGTGGTGGTAACAATAATCAAGGAACATTCGGTACTTCTGTTAACGAAGCAACAGGAGCAAGAGGACCGGGAACAGGCTTCTCGGATTATTCATAATGGCTAGAACAAGAATAAGACCTAGAAAAAGAACTGGTGATATACCAAGAAGAAAAAAATATTATAGACCTACTAAAAAAGGAGCTGGTATGACTAGAGCTGGAATAAGAGCTTATAGACGTGCTAATCCTGGTTCTAAATTAAAAATGGCAGTAACTGGTAAAGTAAAACCTGGAAGTAAAGCAGCAAAGAGAAGAAAATCTTATTGCGCTAGATCATTAGGTCAATTAAAAAGAAGCTCTGCTAAAACTAGAAATAATCCTAATTCTAGAATAAGACAAGCTAGAAGGCGGTGGAGATGTTAGATGAATTATTATTTTACTGGAATACTAATTATATTAATAACTTTACTTGCACTTTTTGGAGGACCTAGTGCCTACTAAAAAACCATTAAACATATCTGAGGAAGCGGCAGTACAAATGCCAATGAAAACAGTTGCTAGTTTAATTATAATTGTAGCACTTGGCACAATGGGTTATTTTCAAATAGTAGAAAGATTAAATGTTGCTGATACAAGATTACAATTAATGGAAAAAGATTTAGAAGAAAATACAGAGTTTAGAATTAAATGGCCACGTGGACAATTAGGTTCTTTACCAGCTGATTCAGAACAATTTATGATGATCGAAGATTTATATAAGACTACAGATAAATTAAATACACATATCGAATCAATGGCCTTAAACAAAGTCAATATAGAATTTTTAAGAAAACAGATGGATAAAGTATTAGTAGATATTGAAAAATTAAAAGACGCAAATAGAGAAATGAAATATACCAATGGTAATTCACAATGATTGAATCTGTAATAGCCCTACTTATGTTTGTTAATGGTGAAATAAAAGAGCATAGAATACAAGAAAATATGGCAGCATGTCTTAGAGGAAAACGTCATGCTGAACGCCAATATAGTGAATCTGTATCTTATAAGTGCTGGAAAGGCAAAGCTGAAACAGAGTTATATTTAGGTGAAAAACATATTAAGAAAATAATACTAGAATAATTAATATTTTTGTTTTATATCTACTACAGGAAAGTATGGTATGAACCAGGAGGTATTATGCAGAAATGAAAAAAGGTCTTTACGCAAACATAAATGCTCGTAGAAAAAAAGGTATTTCAAGAACTAAAAAGAAATCCACTATTTCTAAAAAAGCATATAAAAACATGAGAAGAGGTTTTCCAAAATAATGCCAATGTCACGTGCTAATTTTACTAAACAAGTATCTGTACCTAGAAAAAGAAAAAAAGGTAAAAAGGTACCTAAAAAATATTTAGCTGGCACTTCTGGAAAACTTCGTAGCGCAAGAAAAGCTGCTATTAAAAGATTAAACAAAGATAATAAAGGCTCTGGAGTTTTACCTGGAGATAAAAAAGGTGGAAAATTTGTAGGGTCTAAAAAAGAAAGTATACATAATAAAAGATTTAGGAGAATGTATGGCTAAAAGAAAATCAAGTACTGCAACAGCAATTAGAAACAAAGCAAAAAAAACTGGTGTATCAGCTTCTAAGATAAGAGCAATTTATAATAGAGGCTTGGCTGCATATAGAACAAGTGGTCATAGAAAAGGTGTTAGTCCACAAGCATGGGCTATGGCTAGAGTTAATTCTGCATTAACTGGTGGTAAAGCAGCCAAAGTTGATAGAGATATTTTAAAAGGTAGACGAGATAAAAACAGAAGAGCAGACGGAAGAAAGAAAAAAACTAAAAGGAAAGCATAATGAAAAAAGCGAAAGCTAAAATAAAAAAAGTAATGAAAGGTTTACAAAAAGCATCTAAAACACACGCAGGTCAAGCAAAGACTTTAGGTAGCATAATAAATAAAAAAAAGAAAAAGAAAAAAAATGCCTCTTACTAAAAAAGGAAAAAAGATAATGAAGTCTATGAAAAAAAGTTATGGTAAAAAAAGAGGTGAACAAATTTTTTATGCAACTAAAAATAAAGGTAAAATTAAAGGCGTAGATACTAAAAGGAAAAAGTAATGGCTTTAGAAGTAGAATTAGATAAAAAAAAATTAGAATTTACTGATGATAAAGGTAAAAAAGTAAAAGTAGAAGTTGATTCCGAATTAACTGATAAAGAGGAAGAAGCTTTTGAAACAGATCATCATTCTAATTTAGCAGAAGAATTATCTGATCAAGAAGTTAATAGCATTGGTAGAGATTTAGTAAAAGCATATCAAGACGATAAATCTTCTAGAAAAGATTGGGAAGATCAATATTCTAAAGGTCTTAAAATGTTAGGAGTAGTGGTAGAAGATAGACAAGATCCTTTTCCTGGAGCTTCAGGTGTTCATCATCCACTATTAGCTGAAGCAGCAACTCAGTTTCAAGCAAGAGCAATAGCAGAATTATTTCCATCTGGAGGACCAGTTAAAACACAAGTAATTGGTAAATCTTCAAATAAAAAAATAGAACAAGCACAAAGAGTTCAAGATTTTATGAATTGGCAAGTTACTAACCAAATAACAGATTATTTTAACGAATTAGACCAATTATTATTTTATTTATCTTTATCAGGATCTGCTTTTAAAAAAATATATTTTGATAATTCATTAGATAGAATTTGCTCTATATTTGTACCTGCAGAAGATTTTGTTATTTCTTATGATAACACAGATTTACTTACAGCAGAAAGATACACGCAAGTAATGAAATTATCAAGAAATGAAATTAAAAGACGGCAAGTAGAAGGTTTTTATAAGAATGTACCTCTAAGTAAAGTTGAATCATCTGGACAAACTGGTGATTCTGTTGAACAAACTATGGAAAGATTGCAAGGTATAACTCCAAGTATGTCTGATAAAATTCATACTATTTTAGAGATACATGCTAATTTAGATTTAGGAGAAGATGAAAATGGTCTTGCTTTACCTTATATTGTAACAGTTGATCAAGATAGTACAGTAGTTTTAGCTATTAGAAGAAACTGGAAAGAAGATGATCCACTAAAAAGAAAAAGAACATATTTCATACATTATAAATATCTTCCTGGTTTAGGTTTTTATGGTTTCGGCCTAATCCAAATGATCGGCGGTCTGCAACATGCAAGCACTGGAGCACTTCGTGCTCTACTAGATTCAGCTGCCTTTGCCAACCTCAATGGAGGATTCAGAGCTAAAGGAGCAAGAATAGAAGGTGGAGATATTACCGTCT